TTGGACTATAAAAGCACTTCTTCAGTTGACTAATTCTCCTAAAAATGTCTTTTATTTTTATACTTTCTTTCATTGCGTTTTATTCCTTTTTAGAGGGTGAAAAGCAATTCCACCCTCTTAACTTTCCTATTAAAAAAGGGTTATACTCCAATCTTGTTGGATTTAATCTTTAAACTGCCAATCATGTTGCCGTTACTGTCGTTTATTCGGTTTGAATAATCGTAATTAGTATCTATAAGGCTTGTTACTTCTCGCTTTACATGATCTAAAATATTTTGAACTTCTTTAATATTCATTTTGTGAAATGAATTGTCGGTATCAAAAGCTGAATTATCAGTATTAAACTCTAAAGTGATTCGCATTTTTTCTCCTTGTTAACTTGTCTCTAATAGCTCCGCATGAGCTGACTAATATTACAAAGTATTACATACCATTCCTAATAATTTCTAATAGTTTCTAATAGTATGTAATAAATATATAAGACCGCACCGCATTATAAATACCTGGTTTTATTATACTTACAGCGCAGTATATATAAAAGAAATCGGCATCGCATATTATAAGGAGCGCACAAAACGACGAGCCAAATACATCGGTCAACCACCCCCCCATACACCGCTCCGACAAATGCACAGGGGGCGTATTATACAACCCAGATAATTTTTTATGCATAAAAGGCTTTTTTTCTATGTGTTGATATTGATGGAACTATAAGTGTATGTTTTCGTTATACTTATATGCCAAGAAAGAAGAAGAGTAAGACGGAAGTGATCAAGCAAGCTACGAAAAACGCGCAGGACAATCCTTATTTAAAGACATTTCTTGCTGAATACGAAGAAGAAACAGGCTTAAAAACTCGTTTTACCGCAAAAAAAGACAAATTCTTGACATACTTAGTAGCAAACAACGGGTTTATATCCCACGCTGCTAAAGAAATGGGTTATTTCCCACAATCGGTACGATTCGCAATGAAAGGTGATCCTGCATTTCAGCAGGCAGTCAAAGAAATACAACAAGGATTTTTAACCGATAGATTGGATGAACTCGAAAAGCTCTCCTTTACTCAAGCAGGAAAAGCGGGCAATGTAACCGAGCGTATCTTTCAGCTCAAAGCACACGACCCAGGTAAGTATAGAGACAGGACAAATCAACAAAATACACAGGTGAATGTGATGGTTTCTGGCACTTCACCAAAGGATAGGGAAGCAGTATTAAAAAAGATGAAGATAAACTAAGCAGATTGGAACGAGAAGCCATCCGCGACAACATCCACATGACTCCTAAAGACATTTTTGAGGTCTATCTACGAACATCTTTTGGGTTAACCCCATTTATGGCTACAGAAGCCACACAATTTGCATTAGATCTCTTCCAATTAGACGATAATGGCAAATTACCACTGGATTGGGAAATGTGGTATCGAGGTCAGGCTTAGTGGAAGTCAATATATCGTATAGAGATGGTGAAGGAAACGCAACCTCGCCTTTAGACCATCAGGAAGAGTATCATTTATTTACAGGTTGGAGTAAGCATCAAGTATTAGCGGGATCTTTGGGAACGGGTAAAACAGAAGCTATGTGTATGGAGGCTATCCATCAAAGTGCAGCATTTCAGGGCAATTTAGGATTAATGGGCAGAAAAGTATTGGATTCGTTCAAGAAATCTACATTAATCCAGTTGCTCGATCTTGGTCAGGGGTTTATTGACAAACATCGCGCCCAAGACCGAGAAATTATCTTTAAAAACAGGTCTAAAATCGTGTATATGGCGTTGGATGACTCCAGAGACTCGATTCAAAGGATAAAATCTATGAATTTAGGGTGGTTTGCGTTTGATCAGATTGAAGAGATGACCGAAGCTACCTTTATTGCTGCTGCGGGTCAGATGCGTAGAAAAAACGCAATGCGTTGTTCCTTTCATACTTGCAATCCAGCAGGGCATGACTGGGTATGGAAACGATGGAAGAAAGATAAGGAAAAACAAAATAAAAAGAAGGGTGGCTATAGGTTAATTGAGACTATGACTTGGCAACCAGATGCTCCTCCGCCAAAAACCGACAAAGAAGTACGATTACACTCCGATAATCCGCATTTACCTGCCGATTACATCAATCATTTACTGTCTATGCCAGATCAATGGGTTAACAGGTATGTATATTGTAGTTGGGATGACTTTGCAGGGTTAGTATATCCAGAATTTAAACAGGAGACACATTGTATTAAGTCTTTTGACATTCCAAAGTGGTGGAATCACTATGTAGTCTATGATTATGGGTATCGTAATCCAAGTTCTATATTGTTTGCTGCTACAGATGAAGAAGGCACGATTTATGTGTATGATTTAATCTACGAATCAGAGCATACCATAGAAATGTTAGTACCAAAGGTAGAACGCAGGTTAAAAAGCGGAGTTAACTACACTTTTTTAGCAGATCCTAGTATTGTACGCACCGAAAGAGATGGGAATAGTGTTGCGGATGAGTGGTATGAGTATGGTATTGAATGGGAAAAAGCAAAGAACGATAAGCGTGCTGGATTTGAAAGAGTCTCCTCGTATTTGAAGCTAGATGAGAATATGCGCTCTAAGTTATTGTTTTTTAATAAATTAAATATGAAACCTTTGCTCGAAGAAATCGTTGATTATAAGTGGAAGGAACTCAAACACGGATTTGAAAATAGAAACTTACCAGAAGAACCCGTTAAAAAGAACGATCACGCAATGGATTGTTTACGGTATCTCGTACATTATGTCGAAGATAGCTTTTCTCCCCACGAACCTAGTGATGACTATGGTTTATGGGGTTTTTCACAAAATAAACGCACAAGTTGGATGAGTACATGAATTTACACGAAATACATGAAGTTTTTGAAGCCATGTTAGAGAATGATTCTCACTGGATGGATGCAGCCGAAGAATCGGCTCGATTTTACACAGGAAGTTTTGGCACTGGTCAATGGGAAGAGGCAGATCTGCAAACATTACGCGCAGAAGGTAGACCGCCATTACAGTTAAATATTATTTTACCAAAGGTCAATTTAGTGACTGGAGTAGAAAGACAGGGTAGATCTTCATGGAAGGCGCGCCCTGTAGAGTCTGATGATGAGAATGAAGCTATGCTCACGACTGCTCTTTTATATCATTTGGACAGAAATCGCAAATTACAGAGCTTATTCAGTCGCGTATTTAAGGATGGTGTGATTACAGGAAGAGGGTGGATTGATGTATGTGTAGAACCAGGGAAATATTATGATGGTGAGTTAACGATAAAGAGAGAGTCGTGGGCAAATGTTCATATAGATCCTGAATGTAGAACTCCAGATACAAAAGATTGGAATTATTTAGCGCGTACTAAGTATTTAACATTAAATCAGTTACGCTCTATGTACCCTGATGTAGTAGGAGAAATGGAAACGGTAGAGAGTTTTATGGACTTACCTGCCGAAATTGGGCAAGAAATTGGTAGTTATTACCGTAATGCTGAACCGATTAACCCTGCATATCACCTTGATCCTGCTCATAGAAAGGTTAGAGTCTTGGAAATGTGGAACAGAGAGTACGAAAAAGAGCATTTTATCATCAATAAAGCCTCTGCAAGAATTTCTCCTAACGGTTTTGAGACAAAAAGAGCAGCAGAAAAGCAAATTAAAGAGTTACAAGCTCTTGAAGAGGCTGCAAACGTGCCTATGAAAACAGATTTTGGTGTAATTAGTAGAGTAGTTCCTAAAACCTATGTGACTTTATCGGCTGGGATGCACATTTTACAGGAAAAAAAGAAAAATCCGTATATGCACAACGAATTTCCGTTGATTCCTTACTTTTATCACTTTGAAGATATGGGCGATTATATTGAAACCTTTGGTATTGTAGAAAATATGAAAGACCCACAGCGTGAAAAAGATAAAAGGCGTTCACAGATGTTGGACATCATCAACCGATCCCCTAGAGGTGGCGGTGTCTTTTCAGGAAATAAGGTTTCACAGGAGGAAATGAACGAAGCCTCTACATCAGGTAGGTGGATTGGTATTCCTGGCTTTAAGGGGCGAATTACGGACTTTATGCAGCAATGGTCAAACTCTCACCTTTCTATTGTAGGTAGTATTGCTGCTATGGAGCAAAAAGCGGAGTTTGATGCCAAAGAAATTAGTGGTGCTACTGATCCTATGATGGGAGTAGCTACTTCTACTAAAGAAAGTGGTATTGCTGCCCAGACTAGAATACGACAAGGTATGATGACCTTGCAAGAACAGATGGAAAACTTAGACATGACTAAGACCACTGTTCTGATGCAGGCATTGAAAAATATGCAACAATTTTATACTCCAGATAAAATTAAAAGAATTATTGGTGCAGAAACCGAAAAAGCAGAGTCTCCAGAAGAGTTAGCGGTAATTAATGAGACTATAGCTAGGTTTTTAACCAACTTTGAAAAATTTGAATTTGATATTGTTCTTGATAAGGGCGAGAACTCACCTACAATGAAAGCTGCCAAAGCGCAGCAGGTGGGCGAACTTGTCAGGAATGGATTTTCGAGTTTATTCCCGCTTTATGTAGAGCTTTCCGACATGGATGCAGGAAGGGAAATCCTAGAGAAATTTGAAGAAGAGCGATCCGCACAAATGCAAGCGCAGCAAATGCAGTCTATGATGACTGGTGAGGACAAATCGTGATTCATAACACCCCCGAAATAAAGGACAAGGTACAATGGAAGAGCAAGTAAACTACATTGATGAGGCTAAAGAATTGGATGGCACTGCCACGGATTCTCCAGAATCAAATGTAACAGAGCAAACAGCAGAGACACCTGTTGCAGAACCAAAAAGCTATAAAGTCGGAAACAAGGAATTTTCTTCTGTGGATGAATTGGTAGAATATGCTTCTAATACAGATAAGTCTTATAGGAATCTTCAGGAACTCAATGGCAGGCAGACCAATGAACTTGG